GTATCAAAAGGATATTTTATTAAATCTTCATAATTTATAAAAATATAAGAGTTTTTATCAATATCTGCTTTATTTAAACTGTCTATATAAAGATTTAAATCTTCTGTATTTTCTTTATTATTTCTAATATGATTAATAGTTTTATTATCTTTGTCATAAAAAGCAGTCATTGCTAACTTTGATGTAAGCATATCGACTGGATCCCTAACTATGGTTATCATTTTATTATTCATAAGAATATGAGATCTTTTTATATATACTCCAGTATGCTGAACAATTCTATCTTGAAGGTAGTGAGATCCGACTCTAGGAAGTGTTACTATGGAATATTCTTTACTTATTTTATTAAATATATTTGGCATATAATCATTATACACCATGGCATTTACGCACCACAGGTAAGACATACAAATGGTTCGTCATTAGCCTTTACATATAATTGATTACATTGACTACAGGCTATCTTGTAAGAATCAATCTTCTTAGCATATAGGCTCCAAGAAGACTCAAACTTATCCATGACTTACTTGCATGCCAAACAGTAGAATGGAACACGAAGGTTATCCCGATGTGTGTATATGGTTTGAGCACACTTGTAGCATTTTATGTGAACCATAGGGCCTTCTTCTTTTGCTGGTGCTTGGATAGTTAAGGTTTTTGTATAGTATACCTTTGTGGCATACCAAGTAATTAGTATTAGAGTTAATGTTAGCATTATACTATTATATCAGAGCCATTACTCAAAGTCAACCTGGGACTCAAACATATCTAGTGTTATTGGGGTTGATGCGTCATCATCCATAGCCCCACAGACAGCACAGGTTACCTGGCCATCAAGGTCTAACTGGTAGTCGCACCCATATTTTGTACATGTCATATATCTATCATACCACCTAGAAAAAATGTTGTCAAATATTGTGCTATAATAGTATCATGACAACTCACAACGAACAGCAAACTGCTGCATATGAATTACTAGAAAAAGCAGTTACAGAAGAAGAAAAATTGGTTGCAAGGGCAGCATTGAAGTTAGCATTTAATGCGGCACAACCAGACCTAAACCCAGAGCAATTCGCTGCTAACGAACTTCGTAAAAATGCAGTTACCAGAGAAGAAAAAGACATAGCGATAGCAGCATTAAAGTTAGCATTTCCAAGAATGCGTCGAGGTCTTGCAACATTTCGTGACGGTGAAGAAATAAATTTTAACTAAATAGTTCGTATAGTTTTTTATTAGGCGCGTTTTTATGTATTAAAGTTCGGCGCAAAATAGAAGTAATAAACCTTCCTATGCCCTACAAGGGCACTATTGGTGAGTAGCCTTCATATGCCTAGCAAGGGAATCGTGTCCAAATATACCCCATCTTAGATCCCACTGTTTTTTACAAATCGGACAGATTATTATCCTCATCACTCTCCCATATAATTAAACACTTAGTACATTGTATCCCAAGTTCTTTCATATACCAAGTATGAGCACACTCTTTCATTTTTTAGCCACAGGAATTCCATCAGTCTCACTGTCTCGTTTAGACTTTGCTTTTTGTTGTGGGACAAAGACCTTATTGTGTGCTCTTCGCTGTTTTTTGTTTAGACTGCGTCCAACAACTTTAGTATCAGGTGCAGAAGGATCAGGGGCAATTAAAGGCTTATCGTAATCTGGTCTAGACCAAGAAGCAGGAGTACCCATCACAGTAGCATCAATAGCCTTTTTGTTTGAATTAAGTTGTCTTCTAGCCTTATCAATTTCTTTAGACCAATTAATTTGTTTTTGTTTTTTCATTGGCGATGTCTTTTCTTATTGCCATACTTAGCCTTAACATCAGCAACTGCCTTATCGACCATAGACTTGGTGAGACACCAGATATGACCATCAGGCATGGTTTGATGGGTATACCAAAAGGACTCATCATCTTTAGGTATAGTGCAGCAATTAGTATCCACCTAAGCACTCATTTCTTGTATGAAACAATCTAATCTTAGTCAATATTTTGCGGGACGGACCAAAGAGATCTTCCTTACAAGTAGAGCAAGTATAAGACCATTCACCACTAAACCAGTCATGTACATAGCCCTTAGCATTGGCATATTTCTTGGCTACAAAGGTTTGAAATGGATCTGGTATTTCCATATTAATCATCAGTAAAAAAATCTATACCTAGATACCAGTGAAAGAGATACAAACCTATCTCCCATTCATGTCTGACTGGATAGCCCCAATTGTGGAGATATACCCCAATAGCGTAGTTGGAGGTCATCTTGCCATAGTGTAGTTTCATAATCCAAGTATAGCAAAATTTGCGGGACAAGTCAAGTATAATAGAGTAATGACCCTACTATACATCCTATACAGCCCATTACATAAGGCTATTAAGATAGGGATATCTGATGTGTCTGGTAGAAGGTTTGCAGCCCATAGGACCAAGGGTTGGATACTCATAAAGTATTGGGCATTTTCCGAACGGGATCAAGCAAGATACATAGAATCCCTAGTAGTACAAACCCTTACTTCCAAGTATGGACATTTTCTGGATAAGGCAGATATGCCACAAGGGGGATATACGGAGACATTTGATGCGTCAAAGATAACTCGAAAAGGTTTGATCCGTATGGTCAATAAGGAAATAAGGGGCTTCGGGTGAAGGAATCGGACCTTCATTGTCAGGTTCGGAACCTGGAGTACGACCATTATACGAACCCGAATCGCTAGATGCGATTGCTATATTCAGTGTACCACATATCCCACATATGGGGAAGTGTCTGGTGTATCGTAATGTTTATATACCGTGGTTTTTTAGAGTTATCCACAGGTTAGTTTTTAAATGCTTCGTAAAGAGCAGCAATGACCGCTACTGCTGATATGCCTAACATAGCGTAAATCCAGTAAATGTATAGTATCCATAGGTCCATATGTTGATGATATCATGGTTTTAAATCATAGTTATCCACATGTTTATCCACAGATAGATCTTACTGATTATATTATTAGACAGAGTAGAAGTGGAGTGAAGTGGAGGATAGTGGAGTAGGGAGCGCTTTTAAAGGCCCATCGTAATCTTTTAAAAAAAGAGCGGAGCCCTATCACAAAACCTTCATATTGTCAAACCTTCAAACCTTAATATCCCCGAAGCGGATGATACCACAGATATAATGGTTTGTCAAGTCCTTTCAAACCTTAAAACCTGCATAAAAAAATCTCCCAAAACCAGGAGAAATTGTCGATAATCGTAATGTTTTATTTAAAAACTATTTAAAAATATCCAAAAACCAGGAGAAAAGGTTTGTTATTCTATAGGGGGTAATTGTTGTATGGTTTGGTCTTGATCCCCTGCGATTTCGCCTGGCTCAAAGCGTCCGTTGGACTGCTCAACTTTTTTATCCTGCAAAAAATCGGGGGTAAATGAAAAGAAAGGAGACAAACCTATAGCATGAGTAATAGATACAAAACCATTCCACATTGAATCCGAGAATGCCTGATATTGTTTAGGATCTCTTTTAGCATATTCTGCAAAGTGATGCTTGGGGCTCATATAATAATTATAACACCATATACAAGGTTTGACAAACCTTACAAACTATGGTATAAGATCAGCAGGGGGAAAGATTTGAAGGTTCGTAATGTCCTGGTTTGGGGAAATTAAGGTTTGGATCGTAATGTCTGGATATAAGGTTTGGGGTTTGACAATTTGATAAAGATATGGCACGTGCCCTTTCGGGGCGCAGTTAGTCTTCTGTAAAAATATCTTCCAGTCGTGCAAAACCTTCATCTTCAATTCCCAAACCTTCAATAAATAAATCCCAAGTTTCATTTATGTATTGGTCTAGTGATGGTGTGCGATTAATTATTCCTTCGGCAAAAGCAAACGCAAGTGGCAAACCTAAATCGCTATAAGCAAAGAAGTCTGTCCATTCGTCATCTTGTTTAAAGTTAATCCATAGTTGTCCAAGAATTAAAGCCCTGCTATCAAAATCCGTTTGTGTTGGCATAATTAGTTCCTTCCTTAGTTTCTTTGGCTGACTCTGCTATTACCTGTAAACGATTATACACGACATTGGGTTGGGACTTTGCCAAGTATTCCCCGACTAATTCTAAATCCACTCGCAGGTCAGAAATAGTATTGCCGAGTTTATTGGCAACTTTTTCCTCATCTGTAGTTCGTCTGCTTATACGCATAGTTCTCCCTTGTGTCCATTGTATCAAAAAGTGGGGGAAAGAGCAAGCCCCACGCTTGCCCTTCCCACCCGATTAATCTAGGTGACCCAAGACCTAGACCAGTGCTGGGCTATAAGCAGCCACAAATTTATCAAAAGGTACAGAGACCCTGTCAGTAACAGTATTAGTAGTAAAGTCGATGAGGACTGTAGGGTCCCCTAAATCCAGGGCATCGTTATTAATTGCGAAGATACCAAACCCTGTTTCTTCAAGGACTGAGTCTTGCATAAGATAACTAATAATCATGCGGGTACCGTAGGATGAATCTCCAAGGCGTGGCTTAGCATGTTGCAGTGCCATGGCTAGGTCCCGCTCCCATTCAGTCTCACCCCAATGGCTATAGAGTACAACCATAGGGCCCTGCTCACTGTCTTTAAATACAAAGTTGATCCGTGCTCCCATTTTATTCCTCCACCTTAAAGGATACAATTGACAATTGGTTTAATATTTCTCTGCAGAGGTCTTCTTCATTATCTGATTCCGCCTCATATTTAAAATTCATATAATCACCTGTTGGCTCAAAGATTACTTCAACTTCATATGTATTCATTTAGTTTCCTAACAATACATCGTTGAAATCAATTACTGCCATAACAACTCGTCCATCTTCATTTAACTGAACATAGACAGGGTATTGTCCGTCACCATAACCGCTGCTCATAGCAACAGCAAGTCCGCCACCAATCTGTCCATAGGCGTCTTTAATGGTAGTAGCAGATACACCTTGGTAAGAATACAAACCTTCTTTACCTTCGGGGCTCCACTCCTCGCCCTTGTTGGTTTCCCACTCATCTAGATAGCAAGGGTCGCCAATCATTATCTGTCCTGAGTCAACACCGATGTGTCCAGCCAGCACTACATTATCAAAACTGTTTATCATTTCTTATCCAATCCTACTAGGGTCATTTCTTCAATATTAGCACATTCTGGGCATTTTTGCAAGTCTGCCTCATCAAAGGCATCTCTAATAGTATTATCAGGGTCTTCAAACTCAGCGCTACAGTTTTCACAGTAGAACCAATTATAACTAACACGGACCTGAATGGTCGTGTCAGGAGGGCAGGGGACCGAAGTGATAAAGTATCCTATTCGATTAACAAAGTGCCAACCATTCCATATATAAGAACCACCGTCATCACCGTCGCCATACATCCATATGTAGGCAGGGTCCTGCTGCTTTACAAAGTCAACCTCATCTCCATAGGTCTCAAACATCTCTCCGTCAAAGGAGGCATTTGTATCTATATGGTTTTTGATTGGCTTATAGATAGCGGCCCACTCATCAAGGTCTATTTCAATAAAGTTACTCACCTAGAATCTCCCTACGGTTCTTAACATCTTCCTTGGCAAAAGCGATAGCATATGTTAAAGCATATACATGAGAGAGGGCGTCCAGATAGCCAGTAGCCTCAGTACGAGCCATGGAATCCATAGCCTCTTCTGACTCTTCCTCAACCTCAATACAGCGGTCAAGAATTTGTTCTGCTTCGAGCATGAGTGTTTTTAAGTGTCCGTGCAGGATATCTGCTCCGTCCATACCCATTTCTACTTGTTTCATTAGGTATGGGTCTAGTGTCATACTATCCATTGAGCACCTCCATTAGATGTTTAGTAGCATAGATTTGTCCCTCAATATCTACCACATGGATAGAAGCAGGGTTCTCTTCAAGGTCTTGTTCAAGACTTATTAGGTGTAGTTTTATGTATTCTTTGAATGTATTTAGGTCCATGTATTAATTATATCCTTTTGGGTTTAAAATATCAAGTGGTGGGAGTGTGAGTTACATCACATTAGATATATGCTTATACTCATCTGCCCAGTCAGGACTGCCCATAGCCCAGTCAAACTCTAGGTCAATGTCGTGCTCTTGTCCTTCAGGCCAGCCAGTTCTTACAACTAACTCAGTTCCGTCCTCAAAAAAGATCTGCTCAACAATTATGCGGTAGGTAATTTCACGAGATGCTATTTTCATTTTAGTCCTTTGTTTGTGGGGTATATATCAATTATAGCGTAAGCCACTGACAAATTAGTCAAAGTAACCTTCTGCCCATAGACCATCAAGTAGGTCTCTTGCTTTCCATACGCTATTGTGAAGGTATGGATTATCTTTAATTGTATCTAAAACCTCTGACAATCCTGCTGTCATATCATCAAGATCTGTTTTATTATAGCCTAACATTAATCCTCTATGTATTCTACTGAGATGTTGCCCAAGACTTCATCATACTTTACCATAGTATCTATGTCCTCAGCAAATCGAGCCATTAGATAATCTATCTTATCATCATTGCTCATATCAGGTGGACCGTAGAGTTCAAACCCTATATCATTAGACATAGCATCATCTAGGTCTATGGTTTGCTCAAGACTAATTCTTACTTTCATTCTCCTACCTCAATTTCAGCATAGTGGGCAATAGTGTTTAGTGTAGTGTGGATATGGCAGTCGCAAGCCTCTCCACCCATGTTTTCTTCAAACTCTAAGTGAGAGTAATTGCTTTCATATATTTCATTGATGAGGTCATCTATTGTGTTCAAGCATATTCCTTTTCATAGGCGGGGAGTGAGGTTACTACTAATTCTAGCATTTCATCAGGGTATCTGTCAAGCACCCAATTAAGAGCCTGTCCAGCAGTCTTAAAGTCAGAGGCGGTAGTGCTAGTCCCATAACCTTGAATAGTTGCTTCCCAGCAGTCAACGCCACCAGGAGAGCAGGAGTAGTTCATTTCATATATTGCAACTTGTTGGGTCATATATTAATTGTAGCCTAGATCCTGGGAAATGTCAACTCTATCGTAAAGATTTTTTGGTTTGACATTTTTGGGGATCTTTTATAGTCTTCGTAAAGATTTTTTGTTTTGACATTTTTATGTCCAATTTGTACTAATTTGCACGTGGCATTTTTATGCATTGTGTTGCATATTTATTTATTGCGATTCCAACGGGACTTGAACCCGTAGCCTCTACCGTGACAGGGTAGCGATCTAACCAATTGATCTATGGAACCAAGCGAGCAGTTTTATATCTTGCTCAGGATATTTTTTTGTTATGCTAAAGACATAACATTTTGCACAACTTTTAGCAAACGATTTTTCTCTGCGTTAATTGCAGGGTCAAATCCTGATGCTGATGCAAGGATAGATTCGTTAGAACCACCACGAGCAGAACGATACCAGTCAAGGCGTTCGGTGAGTGCATTGAATGCGCCCCATGCGTTACCCGCAATCATACCATTAAATTCACCTGTGTAGATGTCGTTAATTGTATCAACCTTGTTTTCCCATTTCTTGAATGCACCCTTAGAATCCTTTTCAGGCTTTGGGTAAGCAGCAAGAATGATGTCATTGAAAGACTTAGCAGAAACTTCCTTCTCAATCATAGCCTTAGCCATTTTATCAAATTCGTCCATGTAAGAATTAGCAAGACCAAGAGTCTCACGAGCAATTTGCACCTTGCCATTTGCTGTCTGTGTGTGGCGAATCTTGAAAGATTGCTTGATGCCCTTATTCTTCTTACGACCTACGCCACCAAGCGCAAGGTTAAGAGTGTTAGCGCATACAACACGAACGGGTGTTATGCTTGCTTGAATAGCAATAGAACCATCGTGTGATGTGTTGATGAGCAAATAAGTTTTTACCTTATCGGCAACACCATTAGGGTCAAGAATTGTTTCACGCTCTAGTGCAAGAGCGCCGAATACAACACGACCACCCTTGATTGAGCCAGCAGTTTCCCAACGACCTCCGCCGTCAAGAATGTTATCACCGAATGAGAATAAATCTTCATTCTGCAAAACATGGTAACGCTCACCAACTACACCAAGAATATCTGTCTGTGTGTTATCGGTAGGGTTAGTGCGAAGAACATATTGGTAGTTCTTGTCGCTTGTTAGATGTGAGGGGGTTTCCAAATCTTCAAGACGAACATTCCACCCATTAAGGTTAGCAGCAGCCAACATTTCTGAGGTAGTTTTTTCTTCTGTGAAAACTGTTCCCAATCCATGCCAAGCGGGTTCACGGAATGATGCAAAAGATGCAACGCCGTTTTGTGTTTCTAGGTCATGTGCCATGAGTTTTTCCTTTTCTGTTGTTTGTTAATTTAAGTATACACCCACCCACTGACAAAAGTCAAATCGTATAAATAAGCATTGGACAAATCGGACATTTTTTTAATGTGTCGTAAATCATAGTGTGATCTTGATCATGTGGATAACCTGTGGATAAACGCCACGTGAAAATTTGAGGGAATTTAAAGTGAGCAGTTTTAAAACATGCTCAGGTTTATTAGTAGCCCCCTACTAAATTTCTATTCTGTCAATTGAAGACGATAGGTAACCAATTGAATCTGAATTATATTGAACAGAATCAAAATCAATATCGTGAATTGCATCCTGTGCAGCCTCTTCAGTGCGAGCATTTACAGTTACAGAGTACAAGACTGTAACTTCAACTTCGAATTCTTTTGCTAATTCAAAGCCCATAATTTCTGCAATTGCTTCTGCTTGCTCTTCTGTTATGTCTTCATTCTCTAACTCATTAAGCGTCCATTCTTGCATTCCTTCAACCATACGGTTTTTGTCTGCAGAGTCTGCATATGAGCGCTGCGTTACTTTTTGGATGTGCTCTTCTAAATTTGTAACACGCAATGTTGCCTTGGCCAATGAATCACGAAGAAATTCTTCTGTTTCATTTGCTACTGTTATAATTGGTGGATATATTTCTTGGTCCATAAGGGGCCTCTTTCTGTTAGTTGGTTTATATTAATTGTACTACTGGCCACTGACATTGTCAATTACCAAGATGATGAGTAATAGAATGATAACTTATCAATTTCAGGTAAAGCAAAGATTCGCTCTAAATGATTAATAGTATTGGTAAGGTCCTTCCAATACCATTCATCAATGTCTGTGCCGCCAAAGAAAAATCCTTCTTGTGGTGGCAATAGAGTTGGGTTCTTAGTTTCTAGTGCGTGTTCGCAGATAACCTTTAGTTCTGTTAGTTTATCTTGTGATACATAGTATTCACCGCAGTTATCATTTCCGCCCTGAATGTTTGTAACAAACCAGTTGTGTATCTGATTTGCCTTGCGCCAATAGGCACAGGTAACGGATACCTCGGCTCCATAAATATCTGTAGCGACATCTGTGAGTTGTGTTATTTCTAATAGGTCATTGAATTTGGGATATACGGCTTCAGGTGAGTCATAAGATAATTCATCATTAGCCTGTAGTGTGTGCCAGTTGACTTTTTCAAAATGCTTTCTAGCGCTGAGATACATATCTAGTCCCATTGGGGGCCTGCTTTCTTTTGTTTGATTACTTTTAGTCTACACTAGACTACTGACATTTAGGGTGCCACTCCCCCAGGGGACTTTAGCCAAAGTCTTGGATTAGATCCAAATTGTTGGATTGAACCAGGGGGAGAGGCGTGAGCAGTTTTACCTCATACTCAGGAGGTTTAGGAGAGGCTCTGAACCCCTTACCCTAAATTATAGGTAGCGAGCCACCGCATTGTATGTAGAAGTATTTACAACTTCCTCGTCTGTCATTTTGAGAATACGGATTGCGTTTTCCATCTCCTCTTTCATTTCCTTGTATGTGTGGTTATGGATTGTTTCATAGTCCTTCTCAGGTTCAGCAGGGAAGTTGCCTTCCTTTGTGATGATGTCAAAATCAACATTGAGAGTGTTGTTCCATTGACGATAGTTTGTGCGAAGGTTCTCAGCCTTTGAGAAGTTGGCAATAGCCCACTCACCAATTTGCTTGCGCCACGCTTCCATAGCCTTGTTATACTTTGCTTCATTTGCTGATTGTGATGTGTAATCTGCTTCTAACTTTGTTAGAGCATTTTCTAGTGCTGTGATTACTCGCTGAGTAGGGATTTTTACTGAGATTGCTTTTCCTCTAGCCATTTGTTTCTCTTTTCTTTTGTGGGGTTTTAGTTGGGGGTGTGTGAGCAGTTTTATTTCATACTCAGGAAATACTGATTAGATTACTTGGCTGTCCAAGTTGTATAACGGGTTGCGCCATTTACATCTAACTTTACACGAACATTACCATTTGCCTGTGGTGTAATTTCCTGAATTACTCCGCTGACCTTTGACTTCTGTGTTGTGTAAGTGTCGCCGACCTTGTATGTTGCTGTTGCTACTGTCATTTGTTTCTCTTTTCTGTTTAGGGGTTGTTATTTGGTTATACCTAAGTATAACATTTTGGGGAAAGAAATGTCAAATCCATTTCTAACATTTCTCACATTGTGAGATTACTTGCTTGTCTTGACCATAGCCAAACGGCGTGAGCCATTTGCTAAGACTAAGGAAACTCTAGTAACCTTATTAGACATTGACTCAAAACCTGCGATACGACCTGTAACGCCTGTCTTGCTTGTTGTGAATAAATCACCAATTTGGTAAGTGTATCCGCCTAGTGTCATTTGGGTCTTGCCTTTCTCTGTGGGGGGAATTGCTTATAGTATAATTCTAGCAGAAAAATGTCAGAAATGCCAATTCTAGGGGGGTTCTGGGGTGTGTTCTTAAACACATCTTAAAGGCGTGTTGTAACTTGACAAATTAGATTTTTCGGACGTGGATCCCTTGCAATTTTTATTGGTGAAAAAATAAAAGTACTATGCACCAAATTAAAAATATTATTTGCAGGGAATTCATTTATCTCATTTCTTAGTTGCAGAAAAAATTATGTCACTCTTAGAGTATACACATAAACTGCAAGAAACGCAAGCGCTACCTTTAGTAGAGATAAGGGGAATTTGTTTATTGTTTTCAGGACACTTAGCAGCGGGGCGACCAATCATTTCTTTCATGTCTGCTTGGCCTATAGCAAAGTTCTTAGCAAGATAAGCAAGTCGAATGCCTTCATTTACTTTTAGATCAACACCAACTTTTACATTCTCACTATCAGTGCTAAAGTAAAGAGACAGGTTGTCAATATCTTTTAGGATGAGCGCTGCAGATTTTGCACGAGTGTAAACCCAGAATTGAATATCAGGATTAAGTTTGATTACATCGGACCAGGCAGTGGTATAAGTATCATTAAAAAAGTCACCGTCCCAATGAATGCGGAATAACATCGGTGCGTCTTTCTTTATACAATCAGCCTTGAAGTCTGCAATCATTTCAGAAATAAGATTTAGCATAGTTAGATAGTCTGCGTCTTTTAGCAGGGACCAATTGTGTAGCAGATTAACTTTTACTGAGGGGAAGATCTTTTCAAGTTTTCCTGCATAGCAGACTGACTCACATACAGAGGTTGCACCAGGGCACGAGTAAGCCTTTCCAGCAGGGAGCCCGAATGTGTTCGCAATTGCGGCTTGCTTTCCATTTTTTGTGACAAGGTTAGCAACCTTTCGATCATTAGACCGTTTGAGTTTGAGTGCATTAGTAGTCAAGGCCTAAACTCATTTCTAGAGCAATGTCTTCATTATAGGTTGCGGACATTTCTTCTAGCAGGCAATGAGTGCACTTATCTTCATATTCATCAACCGCATTTTCACGGCAAGAGGGACAGGTTGTTGCGTAGTATTCATCTAAGAATTCATCTGCGATATTTCCCATAGGGGCTATTCTCCTTTTTGTTGTTTGTTTAATTGTAGCAGTTCGGACTGACATTTTTTACGGTTGTATTTCTTTTTATTAGGCACGGCAGAGGCAGCGTTGCTACGGCGTAATTCCATAAGCCTGCGTAATTCCTCTGAGTTTTTTTTCATACTTAATCTTAGCATACATGGGCAAAAAATGTCAAATCTTAAAATGTGATAAATCTCACAAGGGCGCCACGTGCATTTTTGTGCGGGTAAGTACACAAAAATACTTTTTTATTCTTCTTTTTGAATAAAAACATACAACGGAATTAGATCAGTGTAACTATGCTGTGTTACTTCTGTTTCACCAAATTCATTTTCGGTTTGTATGTCGTAGTTATCTCCTGTTGAATCGCATTCAATAAAATTAACTTCAACTATGTCGTCACCAATTTTAATTAAATCACCAAGCATTAATTGGTCTGGTGTTAAGTTATCTGCGTGGATCAATTCCATAGAAATCATTGTATCAGACATTTTAGTCCTCATCTTCATAGTTATCTACTGGGTCAATAAACCAAGATAGGTGGTGTTGGTCAACAATAGCGTGTGCAGGTGCGTGGCTCATTCCTTTATAGAATACGCCTTCAGGCATAGCAATAAATCGGTCATAGTCCTCGTCATAGTATGCGTCAATTGCTTCAATACAAGGTTGAACCATAGAAAGTGGAACAGGTGGATAGTGATTACCCTGTAAGTGATAGGCTAATTGTGTTTCTAAATCTAATACGCTATCGGCTAATCCAATCGCTGTTATTGATCCCATTATTTAAATACTACCTTTCGTCCTTCACGATAAAATAATTTTGTGTGCATTTTGCCACTAGGTTCAGAAAGATTAACTGTAGCATATTCATCAGCAAATCCCCAATCCTCAAAACTGTTAAAAGTATTAACTGCTGATAGTGCGTCTGAATAACGCCCTGTCCAATGAACGGGCTTGCTATCATACGATACTGTTACTGCGTATAGGTATTCCATTAGTCTGCCTCTTTCGTTGTAAATAGTGCGCCTTCATTTAGTAAGCCCACTTCCAAAGTAAATAGTTCATCGGGTGTTGCGTCTGAGAAATCAACCCAACCCGCACCGCTTTCGTTCATTCTAAAAATTTCTATGTATCCCATTATTATTCACCAACCTTTACGGCTACTGTCGCAAACTTATTTCGGATAGAACCTTTATAGTTTATCTCAATTAGGTATGCTTCGGTATTTTCTCCATACCAAATTGCTGGGTGAGCAGGTCGGGCTGATACAATTTCGCCCTCAAAGTGGCGAGTGCGTGAGCGATAGTTTTTACCAATTAGTAGGTCTGGTATTGTGTATAGTTTAGTAGCCATTGGGCAACCTCTTTCTTTTTTGTTGATAACTTTATCCTACCATAGGGGTCTGACAAGCCTTGCTTATTTATTTTTTCTTACTATGTAAGTCTAGCCTATTAGACACAAATTATCAACCTACTAGCCAGTAAGTCCAAATATTGAGACGCTCAAGTCGTGTGATAAATCTCACAAAATTTCGGGCGTGTCGTACACAACCTCTTAAACACCTGTGGATAACCCTGTGGATAAGTCCCACGTCCAAAATGTGAGCAGTTTTTATTCTTGCTCAGGAATTTATTTTATTTTTTAAGTCGTTCATTTCGCAAAGCAATTTGCAGTCTGCGAATTTCTTTTTGTTGTTCTATATTTTGTTTCCAAAATACTAACATCATTATTGATGATCCAGCAAGTGCAATTACAATTGCGATTAGTGTTCCAGTATCTAAAATCATTTTGCTAACTCCTTAGTGCAAGCGTCAAAAAATCGGTTAGAGTCAAATCGTTCGTTATCTGCTTCAAACATTGCAGCAAACTCATCAACCAAATCGTGGTAAGTAAATTCATCACCTATCAAATCTTTGAAAGATGAAAGAATTTCTGCAACCTTTACATAGTCTTTACGGGTCATCATTAGAGGGACACCGAACTTTCTACGCTATGAGAAATCTGTAGGTAAGCGGTTGCACAAGTGTAGCAATACTTTTCTGTAGGGATACCACCTAGCATAAAGGCATCTACGCCACTATAGACAAGGTTAGTATTTTCGCAATTCATTACTGAGCAAGTTTTCATTTATTTATTTCCTATTCGTTAGTTTGGTTGAAGTGGTTATAGTTTGGAGTTAGAGCGCAGTCGCAAGGTTCAACATCATAGTCAAGGTCATTACCCCAAAAGACAAGACCTGAACCATCGCACTCATCACAAGGAAAAGTCATTACTGAATTTATCATTAGAGTTTTGCCGTTCCTCTTAGAACACCGCTAACGCCTAAAGCGTCACACGACATTTTTACAGATACGCCAACAGGTAATTGAGTTGGGTAAGTTGAGATGAATTGAGCAACCGCACCTTTTGAGGGCATAGCGATTTTTTTTGTAGAACCTGAAAAGGTTTCTAGTGTTATAGTGTAAGTCATTTTTAGACTTCCTTTCGTTTTGTTGATAAGACTATCTTACCATTAGGGGCTGACATTTTGGCTACTTATTTGCTAAGGCTCATTGTGATACTGGTCACATTTATTTGCTTAGGCTCATTAGCCGATTTGTCCTTTATTTAGTTTTTCTTATGTAGTAAGACTATCACACATACCCTGAAAAGTCAAGGCGACACGCCGTAGGCGTTGTGTGATTTACATCACTTTTTTAGAGATTCAGCGTATGCTGGGTCTGATACGCTTTCAGCGCCAAACTCCTCATAGATTTCTAGATAAATTTCATCATAGTATTCGTTATAGTCCATTTGGACTCCTTTCAATTTGAGAACCTTTCTCAATTTTCTTTATACGAGAAGTATAGCATAGATAAGCCCAAAAGTCAAGGCGACACGCCGTAAATCAGGGAAATAATTGTGTGTTTCTTATCACATTAGTTATACACACCCTGTGGATAAACGGGACGTGCAAATTTATTCGCTTTTCACGAATAAATAAGATCCAGCAAATAAACAAATAAAAGAAAACCAAAACAATGCATTACCGCTTACAAAAAAAGTTTGATAAAAGTTATTCATTATTTATTTTCCTCAATTTCATTTAGTAATTCCCAAAGTATTGGTTCTAATTCTTTAGAAACTAAATCTAATTTTTCTTGAAGTGTTTTCATTCTTTCTCCTCAATGTCTGCGACATAGACAGTGCTTCTATCTATGTCACCGTATTTTAATTTAAAATCAAATTCGTTTATTGCTTCATCATAGTTATCAGCAACAATGTCAATGAATGTAGTGAACTCAAATACTGGCATTATTTACCTACCTTATACAAGAAATCCCAAGCCTTACGGCACAACAGTATGCTTTCGCAATTATCACAACACACAACCCCATTAGGGTTTAGGTCATAGTCATAGATGTCAATGGTAGTGCTAACCGCACCACATACTGACTTGATAGGTACATAGGTACTCATTTAGTTACTCCCTCAAATAGTTCTTTACATTTATTAGGGTTTTCCCACCAAGGGAAACCTTCGTGATACATAGCGGGTGCTAATACCACTTGACCGCAAGGGCATAAATTCATTAGCCCTTTAGGGTAGTCGCTTACAGTAGCGAACTTAGTCCAAATACTCATTTAGACACCTTCCATTCTGTCCACATAGGTAGACGCTCTGGGTCGGTATCGTTATACCAACGCTCAATGTTATTTTCACAAGACTCACAGAATGTGAATTGTGTATCTGCGTATTCTGAGATAGCAGATTTATTAGGAGTGTGCTCTACGCACTTTGTTATTTCTAGTGTAGTCATTTTAGACCACCTTTCTTTAGAGGATTTCTTTACCTCTTGTTTTTCTTTATACTGTAAGTATAGCAGGGGGGTCTGACATTTAGAGGGGTATAAATAGGGTAAAACGGACATTGTGAGGTAGGTCACATGTGAGGTACATCACATTTTCCAGGGGAATTATAACAATTAGGTAACAATACTACTAGTATCGGTGTGTCGACTTGACAAATGGCACGTGCGATCAATGTGGTGTATATCACATAGAAAATGTCCGATTTGTCCGTGTCTAAACTTGACTTTTTGACATTTCTATGCTATACTTCTAGTATAAGAAAAATTAAATAAGGAAAAATCCTAGTGAGCCTCTGAGCCTACCAAATAAGACTAGAAATAGTATGAGCGTAGCAAATAAGAGCAAATAACCTAGGTCAAGGAAAAGATAACACAAGGTTATCGAATAAACGAAAGGTGTTCATCAAATGAATACACTAAATACAATAACAGTAGTAGCCGAGCCTACTCACCCTATGTCTAGTAGCAATACTAAGAATAACAATATCTTTCGCCTATCAAATGGCAATTACATTAGCCGTATGGCTTATGTCTACATGGTAGCAAGTGAGAACCTTATCTCTCACAAATACCTATCCCCTAACGAGAGCAAATGGGTATTTGCTAACAAGGTAGGTAAGTAAATGAATCCTTTTACATATATGATTGATTGGCTTGATGAGAATGCTGATGTAGGTGCGCCAATAGGTGCATTCATCGGTGTAGCAATAGCATTAGGGCTATGCTTTATATTCGGGGGTAAATAAATGATAGTAACATTAACAAGCACATCAGGTGCTACTAAACAAATGAATTTCGATACTAAGGCGCATGTCCTAGAGTTCATCGAACTATACAAGGCTACACTACACCAAGGGCAGTCGGTGTGTATAGATGCTCCACTAGTAGGCATCCATAGTGGGTGGATAAGAGGTAGCGCACCCAAGGTATAGGGTTTGCAAGATCAATGGTGTGTCTGCAATGGGCACACTATTTTTTGTGTATTTATTTTTTATTGTGTGTATCATACATCTGGACAAAATATTCAGATTTTAGGCTATTTGGGTTTTATAAAATTTTTCAGAATTGCTGTATAATGAACGGTATGGGAGTATTAGACAATCTAGAAAACGCCTGGGATGAAGACTTCCTTTTTGAGTCAAAGCAAATAGTAGAAAAAGACTCTATGGGCAGAGAAAAGTTTTGGGAAGACTTAGGCAGACCAGATGATACAAACCTACTTGCTCAAACCTCTTGTTCTTGCTCTGGCTGTTCTTGTGGCAAATAAGGTTTGTCAAACTTCGACGGTATATAAATTTTCAGATTTTACTTAAAGACATCTTTAACTTCTAGATCATCATAGATCAAACCCATCATATACTGCAATGCTGGATATTGCGAATCAATATTTTTTGTAATATCTTCTTGGTTCATTTTAGATTGCGCCATTAAATTTTTATTATAATTATTTACTGTCTCTATCATTATTTCAATTACTTCTTGTCGGCTCATGTCCATTCCTTTTCTTGGTCGTATGTAACAGAATATTCTCCTGTAAATATCTCTGCATAAGAGATGATATCTCTATTATACCTTATAAGGGTTTCTATGCCAACTTTGTCACATACATACTTCATACCCTGGACTAGTGGCTCAAACTTCATCTCCTGGCTTTGTAGGGCGTTATTAAGGGTATCCAGATATCGTTGCTTGCCGTATCTTTTAGATACAAAGGCTTGGTCTACATAATCAAACCTTGCCTGTGCATCATTCTTTTTTGCAATGTCCGAATTGTCTATTATATAACGAACTGCATCATGATCCATCCGTTTAGACCAGTTTCGCATGTTATCGCTGTATTTCTCCATGTTCTTGAGAGTTGAGTCAGCGAAAGCCATGCGTATAAGGTCTTGTTCGGAAAGGTTAGCCTCTATTGCGAAACTTATCAAAAAGGCGGTTGCGTAAGGAAACTTGTCGCTATATGTCGTCACGCCAAAGTGAACATTTGGATTAAACGACTCAACTGACATACCGTCTTCTATTAGTCGCATATGATTTCCAAGAGATACAAACTCTTGTCTATTCATGTCACAGTCAACAAACAAACATTTCTCTGGATCTATTCCGTCGGCCAAACATAAAATATTTTTATCATATGAACCCACTATTTTCGAACCGTTAAAACGCTCTAGTAATTTTGCGGACATAAAACCATCCATGTCAGGAGATATAATTAAATTCTTAGAATACTCCAATGTATTAAGTATACTAGTTTTCATTTTAGATAAACGTCCCTTATAATAATGTTATGACTGTGCAAGACTGGGCTTCCTTAATCGTAGCGATACTTACAATTGTATCATCAATCGCCTTTGCAATCAAGTGGATGGTAAAACATTATCTAAGCGAACTTAAGCCAAATTCTGGGTCATCGATGAAAGATCAAATTTCAAGATTAGAAACCGCTTTAGACGAACAAAGAATTGATTCTATTAAATCTAGAGATCGCCAAGAAAAGAAACTTGATGAAATGTATCAAATTTTAATTGACCATATTGCAAAAGTTAATAAACGGTAATTTGCTATATACTATATATAAAGATAGTTTTTAAAACTATAAAGATAGTTCTTATTTCTTATATCTTTTAAGTATACACTATCAAACCTATGGCTAAAATAGACTTATAGTAACAATATGGACATTTCCTATTATAACAATTGTATAACTTTTATAAAACCTTTACTTTATAGTTCATTTTGTCTATTATGGTATAATTTTAATACTGGCTAATACCTTGGTTTGTCCTATACCCACCAATCAAGGTGTTAGTCTTTTTTATGGTATAATCACATTATGACTATGCATGGACCAGAAGTTTTTGGAGCAGATCCAGCCAGAATTAAATGGCAAATCGTTAGAGGAGATACTTCTCCGCTTCGTGTTGAATTTTTGCAAGATGACGAAGTTACATATTTTGATACTTCCGATTGGACCTATGAGGCTACTTCTTATGATCCTCAGTCTGATGCTCTCGATTCCCTTGAAATTACAGCAGGAAATGGATATGTAGATATTTTGGCTCCAGCATCTATTACTGCACTTTGGGGTACTGGTTATAAATCAGTTGTAACAGAATTAACTTTTGACCTTCAAGTAACTATTGATGGAGAAACAATTTGGACACCATTGATTGGAACTATCTCTGTACTTGGAGATATTACAGGTAGCCTATAATGTCAGTTGTAAAAATTACAACCCCTAGACCTGAGTTACCAGCAATAATTAAAATTAAAGATAAAACCTTTAAAGTAAATAAATAGTCATGAGATAATATCTTTATGACTGCTTCCAAATCTATGGATTTTCCTGGTTCAAAAAAATCTTCTTATGCTGCACAAGTTGAACAAACACAAGCATCTCCTTATCAAGAAAACACACTATCATTTCTTCCAGTTCCTGGACCCCAAGGTCCTCAAGGACCAGCAGGTAGAGATGGGAAAGATGGAGAAAAAGGAGAACAAGGTTTCACGGGAAACATTGGACCAAAAGGTGAAAAGGGACCAAAAGGGGCAGATGGACTTAGCAGTCTATCCTCTTCAGGTCAACAAGCAGGGTGGGCTTCTTATACTAACAAAATTGAAAAACCAATAAAACTTGGAATTTCAGAAGGAGATGATGGATGGGTAACAGTATTCTTAAATTCTGAAGGACTTTCAAATGAAAAATATATTCCAAAAGGTTGTACATCTTTGTGGAATGATCACTCTAGATCTTTTAATTTTAAAGGGTTAAAAGAAGGCTCTCAAGTTTTTATAACCTACAGTTTTGAACTAACAACCCATAGCAGTAATACAGAGGTATGGGTTAGAACTTATTCTGCTAATAGCCAGTTAGATATTGCTCAATTTATTGGTTCCCTCAAATATCAGCACACATATCCAATTACTGTAACTCAACATGTATTTATTGAAAATCAAAAAATTTGGGGTAATGGGGCAATCCCTCAAATACGTACAGATTATGATGCATCAGTAATTATCAAATCTATATACGTCAGCGTGGTATAATAAAACCATGGCATTTCCAGCGACCTATGACTTTAACTACTATAAGGGTGATACTTTTGAGTTTCGTATCTACCCAAAAAAGAACGATGGAACCGTTTTTAATCTTTCAGCATATCAGATTGCATCAAATAATACTACAGCAATAGACGATGTTACTGATACGGTTGCCCCATATGACAGTGCAAGGTTTACAATTGCAAATATTAGAGGATCTGCTGGAGTTAAAGTTAATTGCTTTGCAAGAATATCAGATGATAATACTTTTGTTCAATGTGCAATTAGGCCAGAAGACTCAACAACACTTATTGCTGGAACAGAATATGTATACGATGTAGAAGTTACTAAGCCAGCAGGTGCTGCAGGAACTGGACAATATTCACTTGTTCACACATTACTTACAGGTAAAATAACAATAACTGATCAAGTTACTGGAGCATAAATTGGCAGACATACTGTTATCAAACGATGACCTTACAGTTTTTGGCGGTCCAGAAACAGTAAACCTTGATTTGGATTTTGGACCACAAGGTGATCGTGGAAGTATTATTGTAGGATCGAATGGAAACCCACAAGATGCAAGCGTTCATGCTGAAATATTAAATATTCCAGAAGGAATTCAAGCATTAGATATTGCAATTGATTACAATCCATCTTCTTCAACATATAAAACAGTATTTCAAAGAATTGCAGGACCAACTGGAACACAATGGACTCCATTACTTAGCCTAAAAACAAATTTTTATTCAGAAGTAAAAGGACCACTAACACCAGTAAGTGGTAAAATAACAATTCCACCAATCAATGTTACAGATATATATGATGTAGGAGAGGGAACCGTAAGTTCTTCTAGGTTTAATATTCAGTATTCAATATCATCATCATCAGCGTCTGGTCCTTTAGCAACAAACCTTATAATTAAAGAATTAATCACTACTCAAGGCTTTTTAGCCTTACCACTTGAAATACAAGGAGTAGAATTCTTGAACGGTAACTGGGCACCCATGTCTGGTGAGAAGATGGTTCATCTTTTTATTACGGTGGTATAATGAAACAGGGTGATCTATAATGGCAGCAGAAAACATTGATAATACCGTTAATGGTACTGGTCTTTTCCCTGCAAAAGTTCCTGGTCTTTCAGATGCAGCAGATATTCAAGCAGCCCTCAAACTTTATCACTATGGGTCTTATACTTATGATGGTTCTAATACAAATACCGCAAATCTTGTAACACCTTCAATAGCAAAACACCTTCAAAACCTTAAAGATGCAGATACTGCTGCTACAGCAGCCCTTGCTGCTCACGAAGCAGATACAACAAATATTCACGGAATAGCAAACACAGCAAACCTTGCAACACAAACATATGTAAATACAGCAATTTCATCAGCAGTAAGCGGTGTTACAGGAGAATATTCAAATCTTGCTGGAACTGCTATTGATTGGAACTCTGTTGACGAAAGATTTGATGTTGAGCCAAGACTTGCAAATGCTGGAACAATTATAACAAAAACAGAAAATTTTATTTTATCTGCAAGTGATGTTGGCAAAACTGCTATTTTGTATTCTTCTAATCCAATGACTGTAACACTTCCATTAAATGCTTCAGTAGAAATTCCAGTAGGGTATTCAATTGATATAATTCAAACAGGAGCGGGATCAGTAACTGTTAATCCAGAAACTAATGCAGTATCAGTTAATAGCAAATCTAACATACGGTCTTTAGATGGACAGTATTCAAAAGGCACATTAGTTAAAATAGACACCAATACATGGTTTTTTTTTGGAAACTTACTTAACGTAGTAACTCCAGTTACACCTGTTGCCCCTACACCTGTTGCTCCAACACCTGTTGCTCCAACACCTGTAGCGCCTACACCTGTTGCCCCTACTCCTGTAGCACCAACACCAGTTGCACCAACACCAGTAGCACCCACACCAGTTGCGCCAACACCAGTTGCGCCAACACCAGTTGCGCCAACACCAGTTGCGCCAACACCAACGCCTACATTAGTGTGTCCACCACCAGGAGACACTAGCGGAAGTTTCTCAGATCCATGTGGCTTTGATCCAACAATATGTTGCAATAGTGATGGAGTTCCCTATACCCCAACACCAACGCCAGTTGCTCAAACAACATATGACATTTATACTTATTGTGATCCAGTATTTCCTGCTATGAGAGGTGGAGCATATGGAACACAGCCATCAAGTTCAACTGTAAACACTGGAACAACAAGCACTCAAGGATTAAGTAGTGAACAGATAGTTTCACAACTTGGCTATGGTTCTGGTTGTCCAACAGTGCAAGTAGTAAACCCTGGAACAGTTTATCTTTCATATTGCTACCAGGGCGCACCAGTTGTTGAAAGTTTCTCTATAAATGCAGATAGCGTTCTAACTACAAACATTAATGAAGCATGCTCAGTCTATAACACTCTTCTTAACAACATAGGTGCAACAAGTATTGACTGCTCAACAAGTTCTGCAAGAGTTGCTCCATCAAGTTGTGTGACAACACCTACACCAACAGCGCCTACACCTGTTGCTCCTACACCAACATGTCCAGATGGATATGTTTATTCAGATAGATTTGAAGAATGTAGACCAATATCAACACCTACACCAACAGCGCCTACACCTGTTGCTCCTACACCAACAGCGCCTACACCTGTTGCTCCTACACCAACAGCCACAACCTACTACGCTTATGGATGCTGTAGCGGTGAAGCATTAGTTGTTGATGGACCTAACAATAATACTGCTAGATCAGATTATAGAAGTATAGCAGGATGCCAAGAATCAGGAGCAACTACAAACTATCAAAATGCTGTGGCTAATGCTCAAGCAGCATGTCCTACACCAGTTGCTCCTACACCAACTGCTTCTTATCCAACATTACTTTCTGGACTACGTTATTGTACAAATGGTGACGTTCCTAACCCAGCAAGCCCATGTACTCAAGCAAATGTAATTAATGGTGACTGTAAAGATGGAACTGCATCAGGACCACTATGTACCCCCGCACCTACACCAGTTGCCCCTACACCAGTTGCTCCTACACCAACTGCTTCTTATCCTTCACTTCTTTCTGGATGGCATTATTGTGCATCAGGAGATGCTCCAAATCCATCAAGCCCTTGCCCATCTAACGGTAGCGGTACAGGAGTTAACTGTGTAGAAAATGGAGCATCTGGTTCATCTTGTACAAATCCAAATGCACCTACCCCAGTTGCACCTACACCTGTTGCACCTACACCAACAGCACCTACACCTGTAGCATTAGATTGCAGCCCTTGCGATCCAGCACTATCTGGAGGTGCTTGTGGACCATACGGAAATGGAACTTTATGTTGGACCCCTAATGGCTGTCCAAATAGATGTGATGGAGACCATGCACCAGCACCTGTTGCACCCGCCCCAGTTGCTCCAGTTGCTCCAGCACCTGTCGCACCCGCACCCGCAGGAAATACTTGTGCAACAAACTGTTACTGGTGTCCAATAAGCATCGTTCCATGCGGATATAATAATTGTGTTTATGATGGCTGTGGCGGTTTCTCAGGATATACCTCAACATGATATACTTAATAGATAGGAGATAAAATGACAATAAATAAAACTTTGTATTTTTTACATATACCAAAAACTGCTGGAATGACAGTAGGTGTTAATTTTGCACAATTTTTAAAAGAAAATAACTTATCTAAGTATCCACCATCACCACCACCACACGGAGATGTTTCGTCCGATTATGCTTTTATTCAAGGCCATCTAGGAAGATATCCAATTTCAAAAATTGAAAATCTTTCGGTAGCAACACTTGTTAGGGACCCTTTAGATCGAGCCATTAGTAATTTTTTATACATTTATGAGAAAGTTCTTGGCCATAGAGAAGAGTACCTATCGTTAAAAACAATAGAGTCAGGTTTAAAGTATTATCTATTTGAAGATCCATTTTATACTTCTCACAGAAATATACAATCAAAGTTTATATGTTCTGAGCCAGAAAAAAATATGTTTAAAGATTTACCTATTGATGGAGAGTCAGACTATATAACTAGATCAAAGCAATGGTATTTAAAAGATGTTGAGATTACGCCAGAACTGGTTAAATCATATATTGATGAATTTACTATAGTTAATACAACTTTAAATGTTTCACTTTTTATAAATAGGTTAGTTGATTGGTATAATGTTAATTATCCAGAACTAGAAACAAAATCTATAAATACTGAAATATTTAATATTAACGATTCATCTGTTAAATTTGAAAATAAAGTTTATACAACTGATACACTTAAATTATCTTTATCAGACAAAGATATAGAAAAGTTTTTAGATTTAAATAGTATTGACTTTGAACTTTACGAGTATGTTTACAATCTAGAAAGGCAGTAGCGTGTCCGATAAAAAAGAAAGTCCTATAGAAAAATACAAGAGAATGCTTGGAGAAACAAGACCTTGGGATCTTGTAAATCCTAATACAGAGTGGGCAGATGAAGAAAAAGCAAAAGAAAGATATAGCATTTGTCAGTCTTGTCCAGAACTAATTAAACTAACCAAACAATGTAAAAAATGCGGTTGCTTTATGGCAGTAAAAACAAAACTAGAACTAGCAACCTGTCCTTTAGAAAAATGGTAAAATGATAAAAGAAGAAATAGCACCAGGAATAATAGTTTATAGTAATGTAATCCCTAATAGCGAAACCCTATGTGAAGACATTGAAGAGGGACTTGTCTCTGCAAAAATTCCATGGGTTCCAGCAGAAGTAAAAGATAGTGAGAAACCTGGTGTAAATACAAATTCAAGAGACACAAATACTTTTGGTGTTCCTTATTATGGAGCAATATCTGAAGACTTTACTAGTTTTCAATCTTCTTTTAATTCAACATTGGGTAATTTATTCTTTGAAAATTTTGATGTAGTTGAAAAAGATTATAAAAATCATTATGGCGTAGCAGCACCGTGGCATGACGCCTACGCAGTATTAAAATATGGAGTTGGTCAAAAATTTACAAACCATATTGACGATCACCAAGACTATCACAGAAGAATTTCTACAACTTACTACATAAATGATAATTATTTGGGTGGTGAAATACTATTCCCTAGATTTAATATTACTTTTAAACCAAAAGCAAACCAGATGATAGTATTTCCATCAACATATGTTTATAACCACTCAGTATTGCCAGTCATTGAGGGCGAAAGGTATGCCGTAGTTAGTTGGATGCGATGAAGGACCCAGTAGTTGTAAATGATTTACTAAGTCCTGAAGATTATGCAAGGCTCCTAACATATTTAGACAAACCTAAAAGTTTTGGTTTTGATCCTGGGTTTAGCAGGTACTCAGTTGGAGATGGTGAACTTCCAATCTTAGCAGAATTAGCAGACAAATTAATAAGAACTGCAAGAGAAACATTTGATAGCAAAACTTTGCTTCCAACATATACATTGTTTGCACACTATGAAGGACAAGACCCTTCACCAAGTTTATACAAACACAAAGACGACAACGCATGTACATATACTCTTGATATGTGTGTTTATCAAAATGAGCCCTGGGATTTATGGGTAGAAGACAAAAATTATTGTCTTTATCCTAATCAAGCCTTAGCATATTATGGAAATGATCAAATGCATTGGCGTGAAGAGTTTCCCAATCCAGAAAACAATCATGTTGCTATGGTATTTTTTCACTTTGCAGAACCAGATCATTGGTGGTTTAAAGAAGGACCACAATATCTCCACACTCATATTAGAAAATCAAAATGAAAAAGATATTGGTTAGTATTGCAAACTATTGCGATCCAGAATTTTATTCTACAGTATTTTCATTATGGGATCAAGCAAAAAATAAAGATAGTTTATATTTTTCTATCGTTTCAGAAGACAAAAAAGAATATGATCTATCATTTATACCAAAAGAGCAATTACTTTACAGACATTTTGATTTATCAGAGTATAGGGGTGGAGTATGTTGGGCTAGAAACTTAGCAACACAAGTTGATGTAGATTATGATTATTTTATACAGTTTGACTCTCATACACAGGCATCTTTATGGTGGGATATTCTTGCTATTAAAAGATATGAAAAGTTAAATACTAATAATGAAAAATTTATTATTGCTTATGCTCCAGCAGATTACGAAATAAGGTCAGATGGATCAATTAATTTTAATGCAGCATCTAAGGTATCAATGTATGGTTCTTACTTTTCTGAACTAGTTCCAGGATTTAAATTTCCAGGATATAGTGTTTTAGAAATAGATAAAATTGTGCGTTCATACTGGGCAACATGCTGTTATCTTTTTGCACCCAAGCAATGGGTTGATGAAGTTGGAATAAGTGGCAAAGAATCTTTTAACACAGAAGAGTTTGCTTTGTCGCTAAGAACATATGCAAAAGACTGGAAGATATATTCTATTGGAACAAGAGATGTGTTTCACAACCAGTCTCATCGCCAGGCAAATGGTTCCATAACAAGAGAAACCTTAAGACCGTGGGCAGATGGAAGAAAAGAATTCTATTGGAAGCATGTAGAGGAAGCAACAAATAGGCTTTCTAGCCTAATGTCTGGCAGCCTAGATGTTTCAAAAGAAAAAAGTTACAATTTTTTTAAAGAGTCTGGAATAAGTACAAAATATACAGAGTTTATTCCAGACTATGTCTCTCATATAATTGTAGAGCCCAGACCGCTTGGCTTGCCTCCAAGACAAGATAAATAAAAACCCCCCAGATTTCTCTAGGGGGTAATTTATTTTTATAGACTACTTAGGAAATTTACTCATCCATTCCCTGGTCTTAGGCGTAATGCCTTTCCAAGAAGACCAATCGCTTCCACCATTTGTCATGTAGTAGGCGATTTCTGCATTCTTGACGGGATTAAATAATTCGGCATTAGAATTAATGTCAAACTTATCTCTACGATCAGGACCAAGGTCGTCAATCATATTGATTTGAAACATACCATAAGACGAGTCACCAGTCTTATGATTGCCATTAAAAGCCAATGGTCGCCCATTAGACTCTTTCTTAGCAACTGCCCAAGCCACAACAAGGTCTCTACCCCTGAAGCCTACTAGTGAAAGCAGTTCCTTTAGTTCTAAATCAGTCAGAGAAACCTTATTCTCAAAACTCTCTAGTTTTTTTGCTTTAGAAACCAAAAAAACCTCTTTCGAGGCGGTTTCCAATGTCTGAGCCTGTTCCAGGCTAAGATTGTTTTTAGTATCAAGATCTGAAGAAGCACTAGCGTTAGAAGTAACCGCTATTAGTGCTACGATACTGAGTGTGCTAATGATCTCTTTGTTTCTTTCGATAAATTTAATCATAGTTTCCTCCTTAGAAAACAATAACACCTTGGTAGGTGTTACTACTAAGTATAACATAATTTTTGGCTAAAAGTCAAATCTGGGTGTATAATAAACATTATGCCTGTATCATCATCTAATTATCCTACTATGAAGTATCCTATTGCTTCAGATCCCGTGAATGTACACGGAGACTTTAAAGTATTGGTTGATGCTTTAAATAATATATTACCACCACTCGGAATGACTGGAGTATCTTCAGCAGTTAGAAATATATCAGGAGTTTCACTTCCTACTGGAACTCCCGTATTTATTAATGGAAGTGTTTCTGGAGTTCCAACGGTAGCAAAATATAATCCATCTAGTGTAGGTCATAATCCAGATGTTCCAATACTCGGACTAGTTCAATCAACTATTGCAAATAATGAAAATGGAGTTGTTGTTGTTTCTGGAGTCTTGGAGATGAACACATCCTCTCTTGGTGTTTCTGGAACAAAGGTTTATATAGATTCAAATGGAGCCCTTGTTGAAGGTCGACCATCCACTGGCCCAGCAAGATATGTTGCAGTTGTTGCAGTTCAGGGAGCAACAGGTTTAATAATTGTTCAAACAAAAGGAAATGGCACTTGGGGCGCTCTTAAAGACGGCCTGTCGTGATATAATAAACTATGGCAACTTTAAGAGGATCCAAAACATCATACGATATTGGTAATGCTCCACCTACAGTTATTTGGACTGTGGTTCGTGGAGATACTTCTGGATTTAAGGTTTATGTAACAGACGATGCAAAAGTCCCACTAATTTTAAAGGGTGCTGGATCTGAATGGGATATTGCTATGAAGATTAAAAGACCTACTTCAACTCCTGGAATTATTACAGATAACGCTACAACAGTTATGTCATTAACTCCAGTTGCAGATGAAGACGACTTGGTTGGAGAGTTTACAGTTTGGCTTACGGCAGCACAGTCAGTACAACTTCAAACAGGAGACATCTTTGACATTCAGGTTTCAGACCCTACAAGAGTTTGGACGGTTGCTCAGGGTTCATTTAAAATTCTTGAAGATGTAACAGACTAATGGCAACATCAGTAATACTTGATGATCTGCAAAATAAAACAGAAGAAATATTCTTAGTAGAGTATCCTCTTTCAACAATAACAGACATTCTTCCTTTTAGAGTTAAATTTTCAGCCATTCAAATTGTGGCTATTGGTTTGGGAAATACCCCAGGAATTCCTCTTCAAGTTATTGGATATAGCAACTATATTCTTTAATTAGATAATTAAAAGGGTGATATAATTACCACATGGCTAAAATATCAATTCCAGCAGTTAAGAGTTTATTCCAAACTGGAGATAGACCTACTCAAGAAAACTATGAAGATTTAATCGATACCGCTTCTGCTCAAGCAACAGACTTGGGCACATATGGTAACAATGAAAACACAGTCAACGGTATTGAGAACGTAACTGTTATTGATAACTTTGATGCCACTGTATGGCGCATGGTCAAATATATTGTTTCAATATCAAAGACCTCTGCAGGGGACAATAAGTTCTATGCAACTGAATTAACAATTCTTGTTGACGGTACAAATGTATCAGTCAGCGAGTACGGCACTATCGACAATGATGGGAATATTGGCACCATTAATGTCTCTCGCACTGGAAATACCGTGGCTTTAACAGTCACTCCAGATCCTGCGATCAAGCCAGTCACTGTACGTTACGCACGTATGGGACTTAAGGCATAACTAAGGAGATATAAAAAATGGCAACAGTAAATAAAGATTTTAAAATTAAGAGTGGTCTGATTGTTGAAGGTACAACAGCGACAGTTAACGGTTATGACGTTCTTACAAAGAAGCAAGGAGACCAAGATTATATTGTTGGTCTTATTGGTGGTACAGCAACTTCTGCTAACACAGCAAATACAGTTGTAAAGCGTGATGCTTCAGGCAACTTTGCTGCAGGAACAATTACAGCAAATGTAACTGGTACAGTATCAAGTCTTTCAAACCATGATACTGGAGATCTTGAAGAAGGTACAAACCTTTACTTCACAAACCAAAGAGCACTTAATGCAACATCAGCAGCATACGATGCAGCAGGAACTGCAGCAACAGAAGCAGGTTATGTAGCATCAGATCTTTCAGATCACATGTCAGATACATCAGCACACGGTGTAACTGGTAATGTAGTTGGAACAACTGACACACAAACATTAACAAATAAGACCATTGGAGATACACTTAACTTCACTGGCGCAGGAGCAATGACAATCAATTCTGATTCTCATATTGTTCTTACTCCAGCAGCAGGTTCTTCTGTTAAGTGGGGTTCAGATGTTCTTGCAACAGAAAATTATGTAGACGGTGAAATTTCAACAGAAGTTACAAATCGTAATACAGCAATTACAACTGCTCTTACAACAGCACAAGGATATGCAGATACTGCAGAAGGAAATGCTAATGACTATACAGATTCATCAATTAGCACAGAAGTTACAAATCGTAACACAGCAATTTCAAATGCAATTGGTACAGAGGTTACAAACCGTAACTCTGCTATTGCAACTGCTAAGGGTCAAGCAATTGCAGACGCTAACGCTTACACAGATTCAGAAGTATCTGCCCTTGTAGATTCAGCACCAGCACTTCTTGACACACTTAATGAATTGGCTGCAGCAATTGCAGATAATCCAAACTACGCAACAGACGCTGCTAACGCAGTTGCTGGAAGAGTAGCAAAGGCTGGAGATACAATGACTGGAGCCTTGACATTGTCAGGTGCACCAACATTAAATCTACACGCAGCAACTAAGGGCTATGTAGATGGAGAAATTACATCTGCAGGTTCCGCAGCACAAGGTTATGCAGATGCAGCAGAAACTGCTGCTAATGGATACACAGATTCAGCAATTAACACAGAAGTTTCAGATAGAAATGATGCTATTGGTTATGCAATTTCAACTGAAATTACAAACCGTAACGATGCAATCTCAACTGCTAAAGGCGAGGCAATTTCTTCTGCTAATTCATACGCCGATGGAGTAGGTACAGCAGCAAACGGTTATACAGATGGAGCAATTGGCACAGAAGTTGGAAACCGTAATAATGCAATTACAACTGCAATTTCAACAGAAGTTACAAATCGTAATAATGCTATTACTTCAGCAGTAAATGCACTGTCAACTAATGATATTGAAGAGGGTTCAAACCTTTACTTTACAGATGCTCGTGCTAAAACTTCAGCAGCAGATCTTTTGACTGGTGCATCACTTACAAATATTACAATCACAGGAACAGGTGCAGGACTTACTATTACCGCAGAAAACGGTGTAGCAGATTCTGATACTGATGACCTTGCAGAGGGTACAACAAACAAGTACTTTACAGCACAAAGAGCAGTAGATGCTCTTGAAGCAGTTGTTCCAAACTTTACATCAGTTGAGTTAAACTCAGTTGCTCTACAGGTTGCAGCAACAACTTCAGCACCTACAGCAGGAATTCAAGTAGCCCATGGCTTCTTAAAAGCAGATTGGCGTTCAGCAGAATACCTTGTAAAGGTTGCCTACGGAAACCACACTGAAATTTCAAAGGTTCTTTTAACACTTGATACTTCAGATAACATTGCAATTACTGAATATGGTATTGTTGGAACCAATGGTTCAGCATCATCAATTTCAGCAGGTGTCTCAGGAGATACTGTACAACTTCAGGTAACAACTGCCAACAATAACTCAACAGTTACTGTTGTTGGAACATTGCTTAAGTAATAAAAAATAAAAATAGTTGGAAGAGGGAGTAGTAAATGACAACAGTCGATAAAGACTTCAAAGTAAAGAATGGTCTGTCCGTAGCAAACGGCGGTACATTTGGAGGTGCAGTAACAGTAGGAGCCCCAACTCTTAATGCCCATGCAGCAACTAAGGAGTATGTTGATAATCGATCAATGGCTGTTGGCAATACTGCTCCCTCTTCACCAATTAATGGAACACAATGGTTAGATACATCAACAAATAGAATTAATTTTCACTACAATGGTTCTTGGTATACACAGGCAACAATAGAAGATACAATTAATATTCCAGATCACATTCACGATACAGCAATTGATGGCACAGGCCTTATTGTAAGTCAGTTTGTTGATTCTGGGTTTTTTGATAGTCCAATGACAGCCAGCACAGACTCTGGTAATGCATTGGACACAGACTTTACCTCTACCAACGATGGTGGAGTAGCAATAGATAACTTCAATTAAAAAATTGATGTTATAATAAGATAGATATGGGCAGCCCCCATTAGGAGGAAGTAAATGGCAGTTAGACAACAGCAACGCAGAGGTACCGCAGCACAGTGGACATCAGCAAACCCAATTCTTTCAGCAGCCGAGATTGGCTATGAAACAGATACAAATAAATTTAAGATTGGTGATGGAACCAATCGCTGGTCAACTCTAAGTTATTTTGTTGATCTTGATACAATGATTGCTGGCGCCCCAGGACTCCTAAATTCTCTTGACGAGATTGCAGCAGCAATTAACGATGATCCAGCATTCTTTACAACAATTGCTTCATCTATGTCTTCAAAAGCCCCAATTGCTTCCCCAACATTTACAGGAACAGTCTCTGGCGTAACAAAGTCAATGGTTGGCTTAGGGTCAGTAGATAATACAGCAGATACAGCCAAGCCAGTATCTACAGCACAGGCTACAGCAATTGCAACTGCTAAGTCTGAAGCAATTTCAACTGCTTCATCTGATGCAACTACTAAGGCTAATAATGCCAAGTCAGGTGCAGAAACAACAGCAGCAACTGCCCTTGCTTCACATGAATCAGATACAACAAATATTCACGGAATTGCAAATACTGCACTTCTAGTCACTCAATCAGACCTCTCAAGCGCTCTTGCTGGTGCGACAGTAGATCAGTCAGCACTTGCTGGTGTTGGAATTGATTGGAACCCTACAACAGAAGCATTTGACATTGATTCAACAGTGGCAACAGAGACTTATGTAGACGCAGCACAGGCTGCAGCAGAAGCAACTGCTTCAGCAGACGCTAGTTCAAAGGCTAATGCTGCACAGTCTGCAGCAGCAACTGATGCAACAAGCAAAGCCAACGCAGCACAATCTGCAGCAACTTCAGCAGCAGCAACTGATGCTACTACAAAGGCAGCAACTGCCAAGTCAGAGGCTATCTCAGCAGCAGCAACAGATGCTACTACAAAGGCTGACGCAGCAAAAGCCTTTGCTACAGCAGCAGATACAACATTGCGAACAGCAATTACAACTGATATTGCAACTGCTAAGTCAGAAGCAATCACTGCAGCAACAAATGCTGTAAATGCAGTAATTGCATCAGCCCCAGCAGCACTAGATACTTTGGATGAACTTGCTGCAGCACTTGGAGATGATGCTAACTACGCATCAACAATTACAACTGCTTTATCAGCAAAAGCACCTCTATCATCTCCAGCACTTACTGGAAATCCAACGGCACCAACACAAACACTTGGTAACGACTCAACAAGAGTTGCTACAACAGCGTTTGTTAAAGCAGCAATACAAGATATTTCATCTCTAAACCTTGTGCTTGATGGTGGGGGAGTAGAATAAAAATGACTATTAAAAAAAATAAGAAAGTGTACGCAAACCGTACAGAAGGAGAAACTAAATGACAACAAGAATGCAACAGCGTAGAGGAACTTCTACACAATGGACTGCAGCAAATCCTACTTTAGCAGCAGGAGAGATTGGCCTCGAAACAAACACTGGCAAGTCTAAAATTGGTGATGGCCAAACTGCTTGGAACTCATTAGTTTACTATACTACTTCAGCAGATTTAACATCAACCACAAACACTTTAACTTTAGGTGCAGCATCAATACTTTCTACACATAATTCAGCAACAACAGGTGTTCATGGAATTTCAGATACTTCATCTCTTGCATACCTTTCACACGTAAATGCTGCAATTTCAACAGCAGCAACAGATGCAACTACAAAGGCAAATGCTGCAATTTCAACAGCAGCAACAGATGCAACTACAAAGGCAAATGCTGCACAAGCAG